GTGATCACGCCGTCGCACATCTCGTCGAGGTCAGAGCGGACGAGAGTGCGCGTGGCATCGAGTACGATACCGTCCTGTGTCTTGTAGACCGTGCGCTTGCACTCCTGCGCTTTGGCTATATGGCGGGCTAAACTGGAAGCCGCAGGGGATCGGGGTGAAGCTGGAGCGTCGTTTTGGTTCGAGGCTGCCCGCAGCAGCCACTCCCCCGGCTGCTTCCGCGTGATGCGAGCGAACGGCGGATCACAGGCACCATCCTCGCCCTTGCGCCACTTGCGATCCCAGCACGAGCCACAGACCGGAGCGCCGAAGTACGTGTAGGCCATGACCGCGTAACGACGGTCGCAGTAGAGGCAGCGATCATCAGGCTCAGCCTCCCGCGCTGAGTGCCCGTAGTTGATGTGAACCGCCGTAGCCGAGGTAATGCTCTTGAGCGCCCTCTTCCGCGCCCAGACCCGCTTCTGCGACTCGCTCATCTTGCGGCGCGTCTCCTCGCTGACGGTGCTGCCCTTCTTCACGTCGGCCTCTTTGCTGGAGCGTCGTCTTGGTTAGAGGTTGCGGCCGGCGAATCGCGACGAGCGATGAACACCTGGGAGCGAGCGGTGACCGGAAGGCCGAACACCGTGTCGGCGTCCACGACCCTCTGCATGACCTCATCAGCCTCATTCGCGTCCGCAGCCTCGAACTCGATCTCGTAGGAGAAGCGGGCAAACCACGTCGTCATGTCGCCTCCTGTCTCGAAGTTGGAGCGTCGTTTTGGTTAGAGGCGACTCTCGCCTCGCGCACATCAGCCGCGAGACGGTTCCAGCATGGGCCGCAGATCGTTACATGACCGCGTGGCTCGTTCTTGCCATCCCAATGCCAGAAGCTACGAAACTTGCCCCGGTAGATGGACATGCCGCCACGAACAAACGTCAGGTCGCGATCGCAGAGGTCGCAGTATTCGCGTGTCTCGACGCTCACGACGGCCTCTTTGCTGGATTCAAGTCCACGCCGAGAACCTTCCGTGGCGCGGCTTGTAGGTCGGGGGTCACGTCTAGGGCGGCGAGGGCGTCCGCGAGCGGCATGAAGTCGGGCAGCACTCCGGTTCGCTCAATCTCCGACACGACCCGCGCCGCCTCCACCACCCACTCCAAGTCAGCGATGCGGGCCTCGGCGCGTTCGGCGCGGTCTGCGAGATCGCGCCCCGGCAGCATTCGCCAGTAGTCCCGCTCCCGCTCCAACTCAGCGATGCGCTGTTCGATGAGGGCGAGAGCATCGCGTTCCTCGCCGAGATCAAGTTCTTCGACGTAGCCCCTGAGCGCCTCCAACGCGGCTTGTAGGTCGGGGGTTAGTTGTGAAGTGCTGTCCATACTGCTTTCACGTGAGCCGACGTTGACGTGTCTCCCAGATACAGACTCGCTCCCTTGAGATTCGATATCTTGTCTAGTTGGGTAGTAATCTCGGCAGGCGTAGTCGGGCATGAGTCATACGCTCCTACAGTCGGTACGATTTTCTCTCGGACTTGGAAACCAAGTAGTCTCCCTGTCTCAGTGACTCCTGTTTTGTAGTCATACAGCTTGCGATCAGGAAGGTTAACCATATACTTGTATGATCCCTGTGACTTGACCTGCACACGCAGGCGATGCATCTTAGCTGAGGCATAGTCTTTCACTATGCACTCTGTTCCTCCATCCCACTGTACCACACGCCCCCAACTCTTTGTTGAGCGCCCGAATATCTGCAGTCTGTAGTCTCTATTGACATGCACCTGACCCGGTAGGTACGTGGATTGATACAATGTCTTTGGAGTAGCGTCACCTATGATAGTTGGATCATTCCAATAGGCTTGCGGTGCGAACCAAAAGCCTGACCGTTCAAACGCCCTGTAGTCCATATCATAGCGCTCTGCGGGGGTGGAGGGAAACGAAAGGATTTTGGGTTTTCCGGCAAGAGTCACATCGCTCATTACCTCCTGCACAAGTGCATACCCCCGCCACTTACCTACGTCCTCGTATGCCTTCTCACAGTTGAATACAAGACCGTCAGACTTGTAGTTTGCAACGAGCCAGTTAGCTGTCTCTGCATTCTGCACAGGATCACCATGATTGATATTATCACACGCTAGCCAGGGAAGCATCTTGACTCCATGAGGGGAGAGCTTGGCTCGCCACGCTGACCACTCTTTCCTGTTCAACTGCACGGAGTCTTGATCGGGTGCCATGAGGGGAGCGATCCAGTCAATCTTACCCTCTGTAGCAAGAGTCTCAAATCTGGACAGATCGATTAGCTGATTGAAGAATACACCCGTACCCTGCACCTAATCCCCCTTCTCTACATCCTTCATTAGTTGGCGTACAAACTCGATAGCCTTGTATACAGAGCCTATTAGTGCTGCCACCATACCATCACCGAATGTATTGTGAGGTCGATGAAGAACGCAGTAGGATACCACTGATACACCAGCGTCAGTATCTCTGTGGCGTTCATAACAACAGTGCGCCTATGACAAAGCCAAGCAGGAACATGATCACTAGTATGATCACACTGATCACGATACCCGCTGTCAATGCCTCAGTCTCCGAAGATTTCATGGAACCAACCTTCTTTGGTGTCGAGCTTCTTCTTTACGTAGGAGTCTACCGTGTTCCGCGCATTGATATAGATAACCTCACAGGCGTGCTGCTGTCCTGGCCGATAGACACGACCCACTGCCTGCATCATATCCTTGGGCGACCATGAACGATCCAAGAAGATGAGGTACTGGGCACAGGAAAGGTTAATGGACTCCCCACCAAGCGCCAGAGTAGATAGAAAGACTTGGTATTCGGGCTGTCTGAATATATCATGCCATAGTCGATATCTCTCATGTTCACTGTGGCGTTCCTCCATATGAACGTAGCCGATGTTAGCTTTGTCCAGTCGTACCTTCAGTAGCTTGAGTGGATCTTTGAAGTTACTGAATACAACTACCTTCTGCTCGGGATCATCCAGTTCACCGAGGATCGACATTACTTCATCTAGCTTGGACGATGGCTCGACTAGTTCGATACTCGTAACCATACGATTCTGCTTCACGTCGAACTCTCGGGACAGAACCTCCGGAGTAGCAACGCTAATCTGTCGGAGTCTGTTCAACTGACTGAGAACATTAGGCGATTGCAATGTAGCGCCCTGTTGATCCATCGTTGCCAGCACAGTCTTGATCTCGTTGTACATCTTACGCTGTGTGGTATTCAGGTCTACCTCATGGACAGACTCGATAGGCTTCGCAATCCCACGATGCACCTTAGCCATCGTATGACGGGGGCCAAGACGCATACGCAGACTGCGAAACTCGTCTACCCTGTAGGGTAGCAATCCTTTGATAACACGGAAACCGCGAGCGTCCATGTACTGATCGCAGAAGTAGTTACGGAAGGCCCAGTAGCTCGGCCATTCCTTCGGATGCAGAAAGTTCAAGAGACTCCACATTTCTGCCGGGTTATTGACGAAGCCAGTACCCGTCATAAGATGCCTATTCTTTGCCTTCAGCCTCTTGATATTCCTCGTCCACTGTGCCTTGGGGTTCTTTAACCTATGACCCTCATCGCACAGGATCATATCCCACTCAATAGTCTTCAGCTTATCGAGGATACCGATACCATCCTTCGACTTCTTACGCGACGAGTTGTTGGCCGACGTAGTGAACACGTCGTAGTGTGCCAGCACGACCATAGGATTCTTGTGGAATCCACCCTTGATAGTAGCCAAGAGATTATTGATCGTAATGGGTTCCTCGTAATCCTCGATACGCTTGACAGCATCGTGGATATTGAGGTTGTACAGTTCCCACGAATGGGGCAGGCATCTATAGAAGTCAGAGAAGTATGCGCCCTTACCCACCTTGGAGGTAATGATCAGGGCATTCCTTACTCGTTTCTTTTCAAGGAGCCACAATCCTGTACTCGTTTTGAAACACCCCATCTGTGACCAGTTGGCCGAGTAGGGCATAGGAGACAGGTACCGCAGATCCTTGTCCTGCCAAGCTGTGCGACTGTATGTTTCCTCTGAGAGCAGAGGCTCAAAGAGTGCAGTCACGGGCGCGTACCTCCCTTGGTAGTTCACCCACGAATGATAGCAAGAGCTTCGATGATTGTCAAGCCCTTCTTCTGTAGTTGTTTGAACTTAACGTAAGCCAGATGGCATGACTTATTATCATTTCTTTTGTGAAACAGAGCGCCCTCTGTCGCACCTTTTATGGGCTTTCGGCACGACTGGCAAATCGGACGAGCCATCTTGATTACCACGTTTCTCGCTTGACTGAAACTGTATCCCTTTACAAGCATAAGAAACTCTATCTCGTCCATATATTTTACTAGCCAAAGCTCTTGCCGACAGATACGGCACGTAGTGCGATAGGTGTCGCTTCCTTCTAGCACACCACCACAGTGAATACATTTGGGTCGGTGGTCTATCGAACCTGAACATGCTATGCACCAGCCTGATTGATAGTCGAAGTTTAGATAGCTGTGCCAATCCCCGCAGTTGGGGCAGTATTCTTCCAGCCTATCGGCTAGCTCTACCAGGGCTTCCGCCTATCTATGTTGACCAGCGACCATCGACGGTAGGAACACCTGGGGTTCCTGCATCTAGCATAGTCATGCACAGTGGATAGGTATATCTCTGTTCGCCACTCCCACCTATGCCATCCGATAAAGCATAGAAACCTACGCGTCTCTGCAACCCCAACCCGAAAGACCATAACGGTTGTAAATATTGAGCGCCGCTTGGTACTGCTGTCTAGGAGTTGCAAGGTAGGCTTCGGATGGTGCGCCTGCTGGTTTGAAGGCATCCCATGATCCGTGGTAGAAACCGAATGCCCCTTGATACGTACCACTGTTCCACGTCCATTGTCCGGGGCGTTTTCCATAGCCAGTTTCACAGGCTCCTATTCTCTGCCATTTGTCGGGAAGCCAGATCCACCATGCATAGTGATAGAGATAGTGGTTATATTGCTTGTGCCAATGAACAGCACGGGCCTTCCATTTCTGTGCGCTCCACCTTTTGAAACCACAGGCATTCTTGAGACGCTCAGGGTAGTAGGTTCCACTGCGCGGCTTGTTGAGTTTCTTCTGAAACTTCCAGACTTTTCCACGGTAGTATACTATCGCTTTCTCTGCGGACTTACACGTTTCTTTCTTGACAATAACGGTGCGATCTAGCAGCGGTGCATCTTCCGTTTGTCGTGTGGCGTTAGATTGTTGGGCACCTATTGAAACGAGTACGGCCACACTTAGTACCGTGATTGCACGAAGCAACTAAGACCTCCTGTTAGATTACACGACCTCCGCTGTATGCGGGAATGGGGCTGTGGCGAGCCGCCTGACCAGGGGCTTCCCGACCGTCAGGGGGGAGGGGAAGTAGGGGAGGGTAGGTAGCTCGCCACTCATTATTGTGCCCCATACACAAGAGAGAGGCTGCATCCTTTCGCCTGTGAGCTACTAGGGTACGCCTCTCTCCTGAGTAAGTACCAAGGGAGGTACTGAGCGTCACGCTAGCACCGAAATCCCCAGGTGTCAAGTGCAAACTTGTACCCCTTGGTTTTATCGAGCTACGTAGGTGTGCGCTGACACCGGAACTGTTTGACCTCCCACGTAGCTCGCGGAGCGGGAGATAGTAGATTGCCCCAACCCTTTGCCTCGGTGACGATGGTTGTAGGGAGTAGACAAGGATTGTCCAACCGAGAAGTTGTCCCGTCTTCCTTCCTCTACTATCTTGATCCCGCTCCGTGAACCACGTAGCTTATTGCAGGGCTAGGGGTGGTAGGCAACCGAACAGAGGGAACGGAGCTTTTTCCCCTAGCCATGCAACTTGTCGGGATTCAGTAGAACCCCGAAGTTTGTGAAGATGATGATAATGAACATGGCGTCCACGTAGTCTTGCTCGCTATCGAAAGATGCGAGGAACTCGGGACGGTTACGATACTTCGTTATCCATGCTGTGTTCATCGTGATCACCGTAGAAGGTAGGGAGCCGAAGCCCCCTACCCTCATTGCTGATCGAACGAATCAGCAAAGTTGCAATGCAACTTAGGCAGCAACCGCCGTGTTCTCAAGGAACACCATGCCGGTAATGCCCTTCTCCTTGTTCTCACCACGCGAGCTGATCTTGATAGTCTCAAGACCGTCCGGCGCGTTCTTGCTGTCCTTGCTGTTCTTCAGTGCCGTAGCAACCGAAGACGCCTTCTTACCTGCGAACAGTCCACGATCCATCGGGATCTTCGCATAGCGCTCGCCGGAAGTCTGGAACGAGACGAGAACCCGCGTGTACAGGCCGCGCTCGGCAGAACCGCCCCCGCCAAGCTCAACCCACTCGTCAGCCGAAACAGTCTCGAAAAGCTGCTCGGTGTCAACTGTGGACATACTAGGTACCTCTCCTTCTGTTTGATTACTCTCTGTCACGTCAGGAGACGCGACTGGATTACGTGTACGAGGCAAAGCTGTTTACCTCCCTTGCTCTAGACGCGCAAGCCTGCCCTCAATGTCGGTCAGTCTCGCGTCAAGACTTATAACGAAAGACTTTACGTCGATCTCTGGCAACCTCCTTCGTAGGTCTTCCATCTCTTGCCTAAGTGTATCAAGCGGTTTGGGCTTTGTCAAGGCCACGTGATAAATCTCTGCGAACTCATCCGAATCGGGTGGATGATGCAGGAGTATCACGCTAGGCAAATGCGAAGCCCCACGCTGCACCTGCTCGATACAGCCTAGCTCTGTCAGAGCGTCGAAGATCGGAGAGTAATAGGACTGTGATATCCCTATTGCTCGGAACGCTTGCACCTTCGATCCCTCAAACCTCAGTGTAGCACCCTTGGCAAGTGGTTCTGCCTGACGCTCAAGCTCACGATACATGGCAAGTGCATGATCATACAGCTTTGGGGTAGGAGGTTCGACGCTCATTCTTTGTCCGCCTCAGCCATGAAGCAATCTCTGCAGACTTTCAGACCCTCACGTATCTCAAACACGTAGCGTGAGGGGTACCGTTGTCGGTACTCTTTTTGTTCTGGCTTCAACATACGCTGCACTTCCTCATGGTCGGGCACAGTACAGAATCCTAGTGTAGTTGGCAAGTCTATCCACGTTGACAGCAACCGTGGTTCTGTCTTGACTACCTTCGATGAACCACGTGGAGCCTGCGCCTTGTGATATTCCTCAGCGGTAATAGGCTCAAACAGTGGTTCCATAGGTCTACTCACCCTTCTCAAAGTCGAAGTTGAGGATACGCTTCATGGAAATGTATCCGAATGATCCGAACTTACCATCGGCTTGCTTGAGCTTGATACACTCATAGTCGGGAATCAGCTTAGACTTCCACATAATCCCATACGTGATATCGTACAGGATTCCATTCAGTTGCACCTGTGGCTTCTTCTTCTCGACTGCTGCCTTCAGCGTACCCATTGAGATTGGGTTGAGCCAGTCATTATCAGGCCGTCTATCGAATATCTCTGCATCCTTGGCGGATGCCGGTCGCACGGGCGACCAGTTTCTTAGATTGTCACCACGTCCAATCTGTCCAGGGTTGGTTGTACCCGGACGCTTAGGGCCACCGTCACTCATTACGCAGCATCCTCTCGCAAGATTGGATCATTACACACCCACTCCACGATTTCCTCTGTGCGAGCAGGGACTACACGCTCGGGAACTTCCTTCGTTCCCACGACCACACGCTCACAAATCTTGTCCCTCGACACAGTGAACTCCAACTGGATAGGGCCGAACTTCCTACGAAGATCGAAGTAGTCACCCTGGTAGTGCTTCTCAGCCTTGTCGAGAGCCTTCGCCAACACCCGCATCTTCTCCTGTGCCGTCATCTTGTGCTGTCGGTTGGAATACACCGAGTCATCGAAGATGTAATCATGCACATTGATAGAGAGATAGTCCACGGGCAGCAAGTGTCCACGTTCCTCAAGGAAATCCGCAAGCTCACGCAAACCTGCGACCATCTCTTTGACCTTACTGTACTTCATTGCCTTCCTCCCTTGGTTCTGGAAACCAACCACTCTCTAGGATACGGTTGGTATCCTCTTTTAGATTGAGTACATCATTGTGTAACACAATCACGTAAACTAGTAGGATTACGATAGTGATATCCTGTATCATATCGATAAACTGTCCACTAACGGTAGGCATCCAAACTCCACTTGATTTGCTTATCGTTATGGCGGGGCAATCTCACGGCTTCGATACACTCACGGATATGCTTACGTGTATCGGGATCGTGTCTGTCAAACCACTCAAAGGCACAGCGAGCTACAAACTCACGTGCATCATGGGGCGCGAAGTCATACAGAGCTTCTATCTGCGCCACTGTGGGGTCTTCCGGTTCAAGACCGTCACCCTTGCACCACCCACACGTGTGCTTACCATCCTCGTTCTCGTCGTCGTAACCGTAGCCACCACACACGCGACAAGGCCATTCGCCTGTGATCTGTGGTTCATTTCCCGTAACACCGGGGGGATAGTTACTCATTCTCTATAACCTCCACGTGTGTGATCGTAAGATCACCACTATCAGCGATACCCTCAGCCCATCTGTCAGCGATCTGACGTGCGTGAGCGAGACTTACGGCATGAATCGTTTGAGTTACCTCAAAGAACATACCGATATTGAACGGGCGGGTTGGGTTACAGATAGTACAGATATCACTTCCACCGCATTCACACGGGTTACACTTGAATGCTTCAGTCATTGCGTACTCCCTTGGTTAGTTCATATGGATACCGAGACGCTTTGCAACCTGCCTCAAGATATCCTCGCCATGCTCAGTCTTCGCAATGATGGACACGCTAGGATCGGTGCGATGTAGCACACGTGCATCCTTGTATTCCTCCACCGTTCCGCCAGCCCACCACTCCTTGATTTCACAGTCCTTGAAGAATCCTGGCTCAATCGTATTAGCCTCCCAAATAACCTTGAGCCATTCAGGAGGATTGTCCCTGTATTCGATTGGCCCTACAGCACAGCGAATGCTTACCATCATATCTCCCTTGGTTAGTTGGGGATGGTGGCAAGCCCCGAAGCGATTTGCCTACCACCATCCCGTGTGACCGTAGCGAGGGGGTGCTATGCGGTCACATCTGCGAGAACGTGGAGAACCTGCATGTCCTCGTTCCCAGTCTTGCCATTGATCAGGTTCTCCATGTTGCGAACCTGGCGGGGCACACCCTTGCGGACAGTACCGAAGTGCTGCCTCCACGTGTTGTATGCCGCCGAGACTCCGAACGCAGTACCCTTCCAGGGAGCAACACGCGGGTCGTTATTGTACAGTTGCACAATCTCGCCACGCTTGTTCTCACCCTTCGTAATGGCGACCTTGGAAAACTCGTCATTGATAGGCACCATGATCCGCAGGTGCCGAAGGAACTGCTCGTCCGAAACCTTCCATGCACACAGATTCGCAACTTCCTCCGAGAACTCTGCGCTCATCTGATGCACGATCTGCAAAGCCTCACGCGCATCGTGGATTCTGTATCCACTATACTTCGTGTGCTTCACCTTGAACTGCTGTCCCTGCTCACCGAGAGCCATCTCTCTAGTATTATCACAGACCACATCCGTGCGAACACGCTTGAACGTGGTTGCGATAGTACCGTCGAATGACGTAGTGGCGAGAAGGTTGGGCCGGAACTCCACACCCTCGGGCGTGACGATATTCTCAGGAACCTCGACAGACACCCACGCCTGTCCACCCTGCCTGAGAAGACCAGCCGACCCGATACCAAGCTCATCATCGAGAATGTCTGCGACGTTCTCAAGCAGCCATTCCTGATACTGATGACCCTGGTAGCCAGCCTTGAAGACTCCGAGAACGATATGATTATCGTCCCTGACTACAGCCTTGCGACCGGGAATCTCCACGTACTCTCCGCTAGACTTGCGAAGATAGATCGGAGAATCCACGACCTCAAAGTTGAACAGGCGACGAAGCACGTCGTCCACCGGAACCGGGCCGACATAATGGTTGGACTCGATCCCCTGCAACTCCCGGCGATAGTGCCAAGCGTTGCCACGCTTGTCCGTAAAGCCGATAAGCGTATGGAGATTGAGCCACTCCATCGTCTCCTGGCTCATGCTACCTCCCTTTGGTAGTTTGACCGCTGTGATTTCATTATAGCACAGTTGTCAAGAGTCGCCTTCCTGAACGACCCCACAGAGGGTGCCGGCTCAACGTCGCGGGGATTACGCCGTAGCCGCCCGATATCGTATCCGCATGTCCGATACCCTCTGTGCAGTCGTCAAGAAACTGCACTCTCCCTGCGTGAAGCCACGGGAGCAATCTTACCATAGTTTACCAGTGCTGTCAAGAGTACCGTTCGTTCAGTGTTTCGATGAACTCCACCCTCGGGCCATCTGGCAGTTCCTCCACGATCCAACCGAGTAGCTGAGTCACACTGCGAAAGGCTTTGTCCATATCAAGACTGTTCACTGCATGGATATGCAGTTTGCGGTTACTTGTGCTTCCGACAGTCAGACCCACACCAACGGGAACACCTACCTCGATATCGACTTCATGTCTTGACTTCGTTCGTGCTGCCATTATCTCTCCTAGTCGATCCGATTGAAGGCTACGATGATTCCTATAATCACGACGATGGCAACCGCGATTAGTAGCTCCAACTTTAGACTCCCACGTGTTCAAGTTCGTCGGTTAGCTCCGTGACTTCCATGAAGCTAGTCACGAATGGATGCTTATACACACCCGCTGCCTCACCGAAGTCAAGACCCTCATACAGAAACTTGGCAACCCCTGTATTGTCATTAGTACACGTGACTGTGAACTTACCACCCTTCACAGACATACGCATAACGATACCGGGCCACCCAAGTAGGGGTCGCTCTGCGAAGTATCCCTGCATCATGCCTCCCTTTGGTTTGCCAACGTAGATTCTACAGAGGGTAGCGGGGCGTTTCCGGCCCTACGCCGATGCCGTCGCATCGAAGGTTTCGCCTGCCCAATCGGTTCGGCCCTTGAGGTGCCTACTTGAGAGGGGTACGCTAATCCCTATACCGGGCGTATGCCGCTACCCTCTGCTCAACCTACCTTGATACCTTCGGGGAAGTTCGGTGCGGCTAGCTCAGACTCTTTTTAGATAGAAAGACTCATTTCGATCCGAACACGATCCCCAGGCTCAGTAAGAGGAGAAACAATGTATTTATCCTTATCCAAGCCTATCCAACGATGCGCCTGATTTTTAGCATCCTCGCGATCGTTGGCATAACACAAGAAATGGATATTACCTATCTCGACTAGAAACAAAATATCATATCGTGTCATCATATTCCTTTTACAAATCGGGTATTCTATGTCAGCCTTGCTTCTCACTCTAACTCTCCTGTCCTGGCGATCACGTTCACGGACATGCAGCCGAGTCCTGTTTCCTCGTCCAACTCTCCACCCATCTGATCCCCGATCAGCCTCGCAAGATCATTGTCCTCGGGTACCTCACCGTTATCAGTGGGTGAAGATCATTTCAACTGTGACTTTCACGGTTTCCTGTATCACGATGCCTCCCTGTATTCAGTGGACACGGTACTACCTTCGGGACTATAGAAGTCCACGTAGAATCCTGCGGGTGTAACCTGTGTCACGATCTTGAGTAGATTGTTCTCAGTCTGACCGATGATGCCTGCGGGATACTCCACGCTCACGATGACAGCATCGTAGTTCTCACAATCACTAATCAGTTCTTCCCGCTGCTCTCTCGTCACGATTCCTCACTCTCTTGAGCCTGTCAGCCCGAAGTTCTGCGAGCTTATGCTCTGCCTGATCCCTTCTGGAGTTTCCCACTCCAGTACGCTTGCATGATTTCCCACGCTTTACGCTCGTTCTCTGTCACCATGCCCCCTCTCCACATTTACAAACCTCACAGGCGGACACGGGGAAGATAGGTACACCTACCTGGCGGTATCCCGTGTCAGGGTAGGTATCCTCAAAGTTCTCCGCACCCTTGTAGTCCGCCATCATAGTCTTGATCCTAGCATCGGGATCACGCCGGAAGATTTCGCGCATGAAGTCACGATGCCCATGCCAGCACACGGCGTACACTCGGCGTCCCTCTTGGAAGCAACTGCTACTCACACGCTGGTACAGATAGTCACCCTCGGCATTGCGGGTGGACTTATCGGGACGCAACCCGAAAGAGTACGCTCGTCCGACTCGCGTGAGAGGATTACGGTTAGCATTCACGCTACCCCTATCGGCTAGACTCACGCCGATTTCCTGCGCGATATCGTAGAGGTCGCTCTCGGAAAGCGTTGTCCACACTTTCATTGTCGTACCTCCCTTGGTAGTTTCATTCTAGCACACGTTTCATCGTTTGTCAAAATGACCCGATGCGAAAGCTACGTTACCATAGCTTCAGACCCTCCACGTAGGTAGGGAATCTTCGGCGCATCGGGTCACTGACTGTTGACTTCCGGCGGGGTCAAATCTCTTTGGTCATGTACTCGCAGACCCCATCCTTGAAGTCTGAATCACGGAGATACCCGTAGGCATACAATCCATGCTTCAGAGGGACGCGGATTCTCGTGGGTATTCTAACCCACGTTCGCACTCTGCCATTCACGCGCCATCTTGCACCATCACGGGAGTCAATCAGTACCTCACGATACTGAAGTTCCTTGGCATCTTCAAACGTGAGCATGTCGCTTCACTTCCTCGTCGATTCGCAGGATATCACGACTATACGTAGGATTGTGAATCGCTGCTGTCTTACGGTAGTGCGCTCCGGGTGTCACGAACAGAGTCACGGGAAGCGTGGCAAACAGGATATCGTTAGGGTCTTTATTCGACGTATGCACGTTGACACTAATATCCTCACGCTTAGCCTGTGCCATGATCCTACGATACTCTGCACTAGTGACTTTAAGGTGCAGATTCACGCTATGACCACCCTCCTGACATTACGTTAGCACGATAAAGACACGCTGCGTCCGAATACGCTCACGCTACCTGCGAAACGTACTTACTATCTTTACCAAGTGCCCGCCTTTCAAAATCACAATTTATTGACACTCGATATGGAGATAACCTCCCGTATAGGTTACGTATGAGATAGTTACCAGAGAGAAAGCCCCTGGAAACAGTGGTAAGTACACGCTGGAATGCTTACCATTTACCAGCGTACACGTGGGGGGGATTCGTATACGGTCATACATAAAACGTATGACACGTTTACCACTGGGAAGCTTAGGGAATGGTAAACACTCCGCACACGCTCGGAAGGTTCCACTTGTGGGGGTCGCACGCGGGTTTGTCACCCTCACAAACTGTCCACCCTAGGTGGTAGTACCAGTGAACGTGTGTCACGTATCTGTTGACTCGCATTTCCTACCTTCCTTCCTAGAACTTGAGTCGCTTTCCCTTCCTGGCAGGAAGCCCCGCCACGTGATCCGCACACCGTCTGTGGCGGGTGTTCATGTCAGGGTGGCGGGTGACTAGCACGGGATTCTGGCATCCCCTCGCTTCGCACCTTTCGTGTAGCACGTGAATCCTGAGAGTCTCATGGGCAGACTCTCCCGTGACCCGCTTCGCTTTCATTACCGCGTTGCCACGCGGTGATCCATACGGGCCGTTATGGGGCTTGACCCATCCCTTCACGTTCCCTCCCTTCGTGGGAAAATCCTGAGTAACTTCAACCGGCTTGTAAGTGCCGATTCAAGTAAGCCCAGGGTGGTAGGTAGGTAGGGGTGCGTGGCACCCCTACCTTTGAGCCTGCCCGATCAGTCGTAGTCGGCCTGCGTGCCGTAGCTACCCGAGCCTGCCAGGATCAGCCGCACCGCTTCCTCGTGCGGGTCGATAGGTGCGGGCTTCGGTGCGGGCTTGCGTTCCTCAGCTTCCCGCACTGGAGGATCGTAGGCTTCCCGCGTGCCATCGGGCAGTAGCCGATAGCAGCGCCAGGGGTCGCGGTCGATTGTCCCGTCAGTGTTCGTCCATTCGGTCGGCTGGTACATGACCCACCGTTCCTCAGCCCGTACCTCTTTCCCGTTCACACCTTCGACCCGATAGGTGCCATCGCGGTCGCTGGAGTCGGCCTGCACCGTCGGCCTGCCATCGTGCGGCGCGTGTGACATTGCCCATTCCAGCTTCCGCCATTCAAGCCGGATGGCGTAGTGCAGGGCTTCGAAGGCAGTGCAGTAGCGTTCTGCCTTCCTGCGCCTCGTGAAGCCTGCTCCGAGCGTGCCATCGGCTAGCAGGGCTTCGTGGCGTAGCAGGGGTGTTCTCATTCTCTTTCCTCCGTTCGCTTGCCTGTACGAATCATTGCATACCGCATGATTATGCGAAACTTTCAAACTAATAGTGGCCATATGCAGGCACTTTGTATGTTTGCCTAGTCAGGCAACAGGCACCCTGGCAAGTCCGTACAGACTACGTATTCGCAAGAGGTACTTTATAGGCGCAGAGCCAAAAAACGCACTACCGTTCTCTAAAAACTACATCGGCTGTTTTATCGCTTGCCTGTTTTGACAACACCAAAGTTGTAAATATGCGACGACGTAGAATCCTCATGTGACAATCCGCACAAGCCCTGGGCCTCGTCTATCCTTCCCCTGTTCCCCCTGTAAAAGAAACGAGGTTCCTATGAGCGATTCCCTCGGACTCAATCCAGAGGAATCCGAGAGGCTAAAGGAATTGAAGGATGCCCTTGAGGGCGAGTTTCTCAAGTCGGAGAAGGAAACACGACAGGAAACCGCAACTAAGGATATTGAAGACCTGAAGCCTGATTTCCTTGAAGCCCTCAAGCATGTTGTTAGGCATTCCACTAGTGACAACCTGCGAGCTAAGGTTGCCATGTGGGGTTACGACAAGTTGCTCGACCAGGGCAAGGCTAACACCGATCCTCTCTATGACCTGATTCATGGCATGGAGAAGGTTCGCACACTTGCTCACGATAACCAGAACGAGGACTAGTGCCGCTAGTTCTTGATCATACGATTGTTGGTCAGGAACTAACTACGCTCTCGATTCGCAAGGATCGTGAGTTTGCCGCATGCCGTATCTGTGGTGCCATCTTTCAATCGCGGCTAAATACGGATGCAGTGTCCGATGAGGACTACGCTGCCGATCCTGACCTAAAGCTAGCCGCGCACCTTGAAACTCTGGAATGGCGCAGATACCACAATACGAAGCACAGCGAGAAAGCTCATAGAACCTTCAGAGCTACAGGTAGGACAATGACACCGGAGGCGGCTAACAAGCTAGCTCCGTTTGGTCTTGTGCCTATCGAGGACGCATTGACCTCCGAGGAACACGCCTGTGCGCTTTTCGATGCGCCACGCGCCCCCGTCGATGATGTTCAATCCACTCTCAAACAGTACGTAAGTTTCAGCCCGAAAGGGGTTTAATGCCTTTCTACGAGATCGCATACGAGACTGGCAGAATGTCAGTTGCGGAGTATGCAAACGACGACGAGGCGAAGATGGCGCTCAAGGCTCATAATGATCGCGCTGTCTCGGGCCTCGCTGGTGGGCCTATCGGACAGCCTGCTGAAAGAATCGCTGCGGTGTATGTCTATGCGAATCACCCCGATTCCTTCAACGAGATGCAGGCAATGAGTGCCGATGTTCTGCAGAAAGAGGTAGCTGCACTTATCAAGTCACTCGCGGATGAGAATGGTGTGGTGGCAATCGATCAGCTTGCAGTTGAGGTACGCGGCCTCTCGCATCCGATGAAGGAGCGAAAAGAGCCATTCGGCTCCATGTTCAAGCTCAAGGAATCCAAGAGCCTCAAGCTAGCCTTTCTTGCGGGAGAGGATGCGTAATGGCAACTATCGTCTTCCAGAGAATGAGTCAGCTAGTCACGGACTACATTCTCGGTAACTCGGGTTCCATTACTCCCCCGGCATCGTGGACGATGGGCCTCTCTACTACGATTGTTGGCTCAGGCTCCAACATGATGCGTAACTCTGTGTGGTCTGTGACCGTCTCGGGATCGAACGTGAACGAGATCGGTTCCACTACGGCAAATGGTTATGCGCGGCAGACCATCGCCCGGACAATCGCACAGGGTGGTATCGACTGGGGCACGTCCTCCCTCGATAACACCTTCTCTACGGGTGGGCAGTCCTCGACGGCTGATCAGGTTACGTTCGGTGCCTTCTCGGGAGCGCCCTCGCCTAACGGTGCAAACTCCTGGGCTATGACAGATGGAGCAACACTCAATGCTGGACAACTCTACTTTGCTGCTGATACTGCGGCTACAAGGACTTTCGCCAACGGCGATACGGAAAAAGTAACTGCGACCCTAAAGGCAGGTTAATATGGCTTCAGTCTCTATCTCCCCCAGTCCGGCAACTACAGGTGATGCGCTTTCGATCACGGGTTCTGGCTTTCTGCCATCGACGGTCGTAACGGTTGCCCTCCCCGAACTTGGTATCCAGTCGGAGATTACCTCGGATGCTGCAGGCTTCTTTGGCAGTGACGATATTGCAGATCATGCTGCTACTACTCTGACAGCAAGCGGCGCTATCAGTGCGGATGAGACAGTGACACTCGGCGCTGTTACCTATACGTTTAAGGCAACAGTTGGTGCTACTGCTAATGAAGTTGACCTCGGTGCTAGCACTGCGGAGGCGCTTGCCAATCTCAAGGCCGCGATTAACCTTGAAGCTGGTGCAGGTACCCTTTACGGGTCTGCTACGGTTGTTCATCCCACTGTGGGGTGTCGAGCGGTGGACGCGACCCATGCCTATGTTTATGCAAAGACAGGTGGCACAGGCGGTAACTCACTTGCATCGACAAAGGTGGCAACCAACCTTGCCTTCCCCGGTGCGACATTTAACTCGGGAACGCCGGGAACTGCCGCTACGGGTGTGAGCGCGATTATCATTTCGATTGAGGAAGCTGGAACCTTCGCAGTTACAGCAAGCGATGGCACCAACTCGGCCACCGGCAGCATTCAGGTCTTCACCAGCTAAACGCGATGGCCTGTCTAGGTGCAGTAGCATATGATCCAGGCTCGGCAGTAACCAAGACGACTACTGCCGCAGCCGCAATGACGGCATTCGATACAACGAATGCCAGGATCACCTTTAATGCCCCACAGAGCGGTAGGGTGCTTATTCGCATCCGTTGCGTGATTCACGGAGCGACGACGTTTCCACAGATTCTTCTAGGGGTTCTCGATGGTGCCACTGTGAAGGGTCGTGTGGCACCTATCGGTGGCCTACCGGGAACAGCACTCGCTACTACTCTGATGGCCGTTGAAGCTCTATTCACAGTGGGTGGGCTAACGCCTTCAAGCTCCTATACTTATGACGCAGCATTTGGAGTCGAGACTGGCGTAGCTTCCACAGGAATCAAATATGGTGGGCCTGACAACGGTTCTGCCAACGATGCTTTCGGCGCACTAGTGTACGAGGTTTGGGATGCATAGCGCCCTTATGCTTACGAGTGAGCAATCGCTCTTTGCAAATATCGAGGAAGCGCTCGTTCCTCTTAATCTACAAGCAGACGTGGGAGAGGAATTCCCCTGGGTTCCTCTCCTTATGTCGGTTTCACAGCTTGAGGAACATACTACATATGACTCGGAAACTGTCTATCTCGATCTCATCACTCTAGGTGGAGAATGCTTCTCCACCTACTCAGGAACCTTTCTCGGTGAGGGAGAAGCTGATATCCGTTGGCTAACTTCTCTCGATGAGACTCGATGGTTGGGTGACGACGAAACTCGTTGGTCGGTTGGGGATGTTGTTGTTGAAGGGATACACTGCTAATGGCTATCGGCTACATCTCCAAAGGTACGAAGGAGAACGTCCGTATCACCTTTGTTGACCGTTCAGGGCTTGTCACTGATCTTTCGGGTTCAGGACCAACCTTCGACGTAATCGACTCAGCAGAGGTTTTCAAGGTTACGGCTGGCTCTGCGACTGCGAGTGGTCTTACGATCACCGTTCTCCTTGACACCACTGTGGGCGGTGTGTGGGCAGAGGGGGATTTCCGCCTCTTTGTCAAGTTCACCGTTGGTGCCGAGGTTATCCGAAAAGGCCCATACTACTTCACTATTGTCGAATGACCAAGAACAGTAAAATAGCAGCGGCTACCGTTAGTAGCCTACTAGTCCTAGCGGGTGGGGCTGCTACGGCTTATCGAGTAAGTGGAGATTCCACTACTGCAACCACTACTACCTCTCCACTGGCGGCTCCCCTGCTCAATATCGTGTCTGTTGGTGAAACAGAAATCCACGTCGATTGGGGGCCGTCACAGCCTGGGCCATTCACGATCAGTAACGTAACTGCTCGCTCTGCAAAGATCAGTTGGCCTCCTGCTATCGATACCCTTCACCCTGTGGGCCTTACCTATACAGCTAAGAAGGGTTCCTCAGTTAGTTGGCGGGATATCAGTCGCACCTATGTCACAGTCGGGTTTGCCACCACTGTGCGCTCTTTTAGATTTTGTGTAAAGGCAAAGAACAGCGCGGGAAAGGAATCACCCTATAAGTGCACAACCTTTACCGGACAATGATTCCAAACCTCGGACGGGAGAACGTGGTAGGTATAAGTCCGTCCCGGCGCGAACTAGAGATATTAGAGCTGGTCGCCTTGGGTTTGACGAACGCAGAGATTGGTTCGATCCTCTACGTTGGCCAGGAAACCGTAAAGTCTCACGTCCGCCACCTATTGTGGAAGTTGGACGCACGGAACAGGACATACTTGGTCACACGGGGGTACGAGGAAGGCTGGCTTACAATCCAGTCTATAAAAGATACGAGAGGCCGTTTCCTAACCTCAGTGCGAAACAGAGGACTCAGATAATGGCTCGGATTGGTACGACCCCTGAAAAGAGTTATGAAGATTTCCTATTTTTTCTCTACTACGGATGAGGCTGAAGAATGGCTGATGGCGTAAATCTACCACTTACCGGGGCAGGTGATGCAACTAGCAAGGTTGCTACTGACGATGCTGGCGCCTCAGGCCATATTCAGCTTGTCAAACTTGCTGTTGCTGCGGATGGGTCAGCGGTTCTTATTCCCGCTGATCTTGACGGCATCGTTATCCAGCCCAAGCTAGAAGATCCACAAGATGAAATCCTAGTTGCAACCGCACTTGGCGCAGGATCGAATGTCGATTTGAATGCTACAGACATTCCCCTGGGCAAGAATGGTAGGCTGCTCGGAGCCGACGTAGGTGGTTCGGTTCCGTTCAGATTCGACCTACAGGTAGTGAATGGTTCAAGAGTCACACGAACTACTATCTATACAGTACCGGGACAGAGCGAACCCTGGCGTCCTCCCTTTGGACAGAAGTTCATCGAAGTGGCGGGAGGTACAGGAATCCATTTTGGAGTCTCTGTAACTAATCTCGATGCTAGTCAAACTGCAGATGCCCGTATTACTCTCTACTGGGATGAGGTAACTCCGTAATGGCGCTAAAGAAGAAGCCTGCACCGAAGATCAAGCCGCTCTATACGCTGCATGAGGAAGAACGCCTTGAGTATGTTAGGCGTCAGTCGCTCATGCAGAATAAGTACATGGAGTTTCAGGCTGCACAGTTGTATCTGAATGCGTTTCAGGATTTTCTGGTCGAGGCCCACCAATTGCCAACTAAGTTCAACCTCGATCTGAAGTCAGGCGATATCACAGAGAGGGAGGCTGAAGATGCCGAAGATGGTAGTGTATGAACTTTTCACGGTGACGGCAGCCTCTCCCGAAGCTGCAATCGCAAAGGTAAAGGAGGAATCATCGAGAAGAAAGTCAGTCGTGGTTGCAGCGGAATCGCTCGACCAACTTGCTCACCCCGTACATCTAGCTGATGCCCAGGCCGCGTTCGGCAAAGTCGAAAACGATGGCTGATAAAGGGCCAGGGCCACAGGAACTAATCCGCAAGCGTATTACTGCGGAAATCAAGCGTCTTGAGTTTATGATTGAATCTCAGGAGCTTGAAATGATGGAGATAGGCGAGAGGATCGAAAGACTGAAGGAAAATATACAGGCATCCAAGGATGACATTGTAAAACAGGAGAGCAACTTGGAAGCACTCGATAACCCTGAAGGGGGTGAGGAAGCCTAATGGCTGATGTTCGCGTCGTACCGAACTTTGCACTTTCGGATGGTACTACCCCATCGCAGATTGCTGCGGTGGATGCGTCCGGTCGTGTGTCGGTCAACCTAACTGCATCTTCTGCAACGGTCACAGTTGACTCTGAGCTTTCTACTGCGGCGGCACTTGCCGACAACATGGCTAACCCCACTGCTGGTGGTGTTGGTGCATTTAGCATGGTATGGGACAGTGCTACGTGGGATCGACTTCCCGGTAACTCTACGGACGGCGCACTTGTCAATCTTGGTGCTAATAACGACGTTACCGTTACATCGGGTTCAATCACGGCAGATACGGAGCTTTCCGTTGCCGCCGCTCTAACCGACAACTTCGCCAACCCGACTGCAGGTGGAGTCGGTGCATTCGGTATGTTGTTCGATGGTACAAACTGGGATCGCGCGCCTGGTACCAGCTTGGGTGGTTCGTATGTCGCTGGTGGTATTGCAAGCGACTCACCCATTACGGGTTCCGGTGTCAACCCGGTTCTCATCGGTGGACGTGCATCTACTGCGGTTCCTACTGCGGTTTCCACGGATGGCGATGCAGTTAATGCATGGCTTGACCTCCGTGGCGCACAGAAGATCGTCATGGTGGACGATGCCGGTGACTCGGCAATGGACGGAACTAACAATGCACTTCGTGTCAACATTGTTGCGGGTGCTGCTGGTGGTGTGACTCACACGGACGATGCGGCGTTTGCTCCGACCACCGATGATGGTGTTCCTGCATTCTTCTTCGCAGACGAAGCTGCTACCGATCCGGTCGATGAAGGCGATGCTGGTATCGCCCGGATGGATGTTAACCGTCGTCAGCTTGTTCGTATCGTTGGTGCCACTGATGCTAACCGTATGGATATCGATGCTTCCGGTCGGCCTACGGTTAACGTCAACGGTACGGTCACTGTCGATACTGAGCTTCCTACCGCTGCTGCAATCTCTGCAGAGAATACGGCTGCTCCTACGGCACCTAGTGTCTACGGCTTCGGTCTTGTGTTCGACGGAACCAACTGGGATCGTATGCCGGGTACGTCTGTTGACGGTACGCTGGTCAACCTTGGTACCAACAATGATGTAACGGTCACGTCCGGCTCGATCACTGCTGATACGGAATTCCCGGCGGCAGCGGCATTGGCCGATGCTGAATCGGCTGCTACTGCCGTTCCTACGGGTGGCGCACGTCTCATGGGTTACAACGGTACGACATGGGATCGTGTCCGCACGGCTAACACGGGTCGTCTGCAGGTCGATGTTATTACGGGTGGCGGTTCTGATACTCCGACTAACCCGATTAACAACTACGATACGACGGCGACTGTCGCGGCTGGCTCTACCGACAACCATGATACGGTAGACTTCGGTGCGGCAACCAAGAAGGTGTCCCAGATCATCATGGGTGCTTCGGTCCCACTCAAGGGCGAACTGCAGTATGTCGATAACGCCGTGGGCACTACGTTTGGGGTATTCTTCACTCCTGCAGGTACCTCGCAGTCCTTCAAGCCTCCGCATCGTAACTTCTGGGCGCACACGTTTACAGCTAATGCGGGCTTCGATGGTTTCCGTTTGATTCGGACTAACCTCGATGCTTCGGAAGCTGCCGACGTTTACAGCGTGATCCTGTACGAGGACTGATAGATAAATGGCGGATATTCGCTCAACAGTAAAAGTTGAGGGCACCCAAGCAACTGATGCACCTGTAAGCGATAATCCGGTTCTGATCGGCGGTAGGGCATCCTCTGCGATCCCTACCGCCGTATCAGGGGATGCTGATGCAGCCCCTCTGTGGTTGAATCGGAGTGGGGCGCAGGTCATTTTGAATGCGCCCCACGTTGGATTGAATGGTGATCCGTGGTCGCTAGTTCACGAGACTGCCCAGTATACAACTACACAGACAAGCACCGTTCTTGTTACTGGGGGTGCCTCCGAAAAGATAGTTGTTACCAAAGTTCAGATTCAGGCTGGTGGTACTACTGGTGGCACCGTACAACTTTACTTTGGTACTGGTGCTTATTCCCGTGGTACAAGCCGAGCTATTTTCGATGGTGAATTTGCTCCTTCCAATACTCTGAAACCCGGTGTAGTTATGGATGGACCATTTATTGCCGGAACCAATGGCGATGATCTGATGGTCACTGACTCGGCAGCAATCAATCCTCTTACTATTACTGTCTGGTACTACGTGGTGACATAATGAAGAAATTGTTTCTTAGTCTGATTATCCCCATGATCGTAGCCCTCACAGCCGCTCTGCTCGCTCTTATCGCAGGGGGCATTTTTGCGCTCCCGGCCAAGAGTGCGCCCCGCCCTGATCCCTCGTGCTCCTGGAACCCCTCCGCACTCGCGAGTCCAGGAGAATCCGTGGTGACTGCAATAAACCTGCCGACGAACCGCTCAGTCTCGTTCTCGTTCGACCTCTATCCGGGCGGCGGTATCAAGTATCCGAGTGGCAGCGTCTCCTTCGCTCTTACTGTTGAGCAGACAACCACGCTCCACGTGTGGGCGCGTGGCGGTAGTGGAAGCCTTGGCAATGGAGGCCCGCAACTCGGTGACTATCACCTGATCGCCATCTGCACCGTGACGGTGGCCTGATGGCTGCCCCCTCCTACGTCGATGCAGGCACCGGCGCAACCGATGCGGGTGGTGCCTGGTCGTACACCTGCCAGGCGTCTACTGCGGCAGGCAGGGTGTTCATCGTCCACATTCTTCAGGACGGGACGACCTTCTCGGCTGTTGCTGTTACAGGCGCGACAAACATCGAGGCACTAGACGGGACGGATAATACTTGGACTGCAATCGCCGACTGGTCGAGCGTGGGCGGACTCGGATTGCATAGGGTCTACATTGGCCGCTCGCTCTCCACAAGCGCGCCCACCATCTCGGGCACCAACTCAACCTCCGAAGACCTATACATCCGCTCGTACCAGTTCACGGATGTTAGTACTGGAACGACAGCCGAGACTGTTTTTGAGAACAGCAGCGCAGGTGTTGTTCTAACCGCTTCCAACACGGTCGATCCTATTTCGGACGTGTCCGTAACCACTCTCGGCCCCGACCGCCTTGCGCTCAACTTTGTCGCGATCACCGATGATAACGCCATCTCTGCCTTTACCGGGATGACGGGTGGGACTTGGACGGAGGCCGTCTCCGAATATGCGGATGCTGCCGGGACGGACGGCTGTATTCAGTTGCAGCAGGCGGCGATGGCGAGTGCAGGCACCATCAATAACGGCACCACAACCCATGTTGATACGGCCGACGGCTGGGGCGTCATCGGGTTCGCGCTCATCGGGACTACTGTCGAAGGATCAACTGAAGATCCTTTCCCTTATATCGGTGGGCAATACTACGGATAAATGGCCTACCTACTTCTATGGCATCCACGTGTACGAACTGATGTTGACACTGCAACAGTTTACTTCGATCTGCAGCCGTCAACGGTCGAAGTCTTCGATGCGTCGGATGCTGCTACTGTCTACCTCGATCTGCAGCCTGGATACATCTATCTGCAGGTTGACTTCCTACTTGAGATCACGGGTGTCACGAAGCGTTGGACAGTCGGTAAGGTGCAGATGCGCTGGCAGACTTTTGAAGCAATCACCCGTTGGGCAATTCTGAAAACTAGGAGGATGATGTGGAGGTTCTAAAGAAAGGCAGCGTAGAGTCTCTATTGATTCCTCTTAGGGATCGGTTGAACAACATTCTCTCACTCAACTCTGTCAGCAACCTCAAGTTCGATACCAAGAAGAAGTCGGACGGCACTGCCGTGCAAACGGACAAACTGATCGCGGTGGACAACGACTATCCGATGACCGCTATTTGCGAGATTGATACCACTCTCGCAGGCTATACTGGTGGAGCAGAATACAAGCTGTATGTAAAGTACACGACTGGTACCGAGTCGCCCATTCTTGGCCCTATCTTCTTTAGAGTGGAGGATGATTGATAATGCGGGTTGCTATCGGTACACAAGAAGAAGTTGTACAAGTCCGTGAATGGCGCGTCCAGTGGCTACGTGCTGGTGGTTACACAAAGAAGAATGCTGAACTGATTGCCAAGAGTCAGGTTGACTGGCGCTATGCAAATAGTCTCCTAGAGTCCTGCAAAGCCAAAGGCTATAGCGAAGACTTCGTGATCAAGTTGCTCCTATGATCGATCCAGAACGCAAGGCGTATATCTTCGACAAGTTGGAGTACACGGCGCATTCTGCGAAGCAGAAGGCCATCCATGAATCGGACGCCCGATTCAAGGTTCTCTCCTGTGGCCGTCGTTACGGCAAGACCACCTTTGGCGGTAATGAATTAACTGTGGCTCTCATGGACTACAGCGATCCCGGCTACTACTGGATCGTTGGTCCGAAGTACACACTAGGCGAAAAAGAGTTTCGTATCGTCTATGAGAACATTGTCAAGAAACTACGCCTTGGCACAAAGATCAAGAAATCATACAACGTTCAGCAGGGCAACATGCATATCGAGATGCCGTGGGGATCGGTGCTAGAAGTCAAGTCAGCCGAACGTCAGGACACCCTACTAGGAGAAGCTCTGAGCGGCGTCGTAATGGCCGAGGCTGCACGGCATACCTCCGATACCTGGGAGCAGTACATTCGCCCTGCGCTGTCTGACAAGCGCGGATGGGCCATCTTCGCGTCCACCCCTCGCGGATACAATTGGTATCAGGGACTCTGGATGTTGGGTCAATATCGTGACAAGTTCCCCCAGTATGAATCATGGCGCTTGCCCTCATGGGAGAACCCCATTGTTTATCCCGATGGTCGGGATGATCCTGAGATCAAGGAGATTGAAGCTCGCGTCTCTCCACAGTTCTTTGCACAGGAGATTGGCGCTGAGTTCACTGCGTTTGCTGGTAAGGTCTACGATGAGTTCGATATGGCGATTCACATTAAGCATGTCGAATATAATCCTCTCTGGACTAACGTATGGGCACTCGACTATGGGTGGGCTAACCCCTTCTGCTGCTATGACGTAATGATCGACCCCGAAGATAACTTCTATGTGTGGCGTGAGTATCAAGTTTCGGAGAAGACCACATTTGAGCATGCGAACCTTCTTCTCAATCGATCTGACAATCCTGAGTATTATCATGTCGATTGGGGAGCCGGTGATCCACGTGGCCCCGATCAAGCCAATACAGTTTCGATCCTCACAGGTGTCCAAATCTACAGTCAGGATATCGGTGAAGGCAACGCCCATGAATCATGGACTCTCGGTGTCGAGCATGTAAAGCGTCTGCTGAAGGTTCGCCCTGATGGTCGCCCAAAACTGATTATCGATCCCTCCTGTGAGCATCTAATCAGGCAGATGGAGCAGCTTCGCCGCGATGATCCCAAAGAAGGTAAGAATGCTCCTGAAGGTCAACATAAGCATGATGACCACGGGCCGGATGCCATTCGTTATTTGATTGGTCAGTATTTTGAATCCGGTGCCGGATCGTCCCTGGGCGATATCTACGGTACGGGTGCCAAACAGTCGGAGGCAGCTACGTTCTTTCAGAACAATTCCCCTCTAGCTAGGTATGGTCGCTTTTGAATGACGCACAACTTATCGAGTACGCACTAGAGAACCCGCAGCTAGCGGGTTTCGTTCTAACCCCAGAACGCAAGCCCTCTGTGTGGGATAGGATTGTCGGTCGTCAGGCCGTTACAACTGATCCGCGTCGTCGCACCACAGGTACCTCCTACAATGCTTCGGGATCACTCGATCCTGGCAAAGCTGTGGGAGTCGAGCTTGGTAGCTCCCGTGGTGGTTTGATTCGTGATGTTGTTCCCTCACTAGGAACCCGGTCACAGGCGGTTTCTATCTACGAGGAAATGACCAACAGCGATTCGGCTGTTGACGTTTCCCTACGTGCCGCAAAGATGCCGGTCATGGGCGCTCAGTATTTCGTAGAGCCTTTCGATGATTCTCCGGAAGCTACGGAGATTGCTGAGTTCGTCCAGTTCAATCTACTGGAAGGTTCCAACTCACCATTCTTGAATGTCCTTGAGGATATCCTAAGAATGTACGAGTATGGCTTCTCGGTGATTGAGAAGGTGTATGAGGAACGTGAATGGGCACCACGGCGTTCAGGAGCCAATCGTCGTAAGTACACGATGCTTCGTAAGCTCGCGCCCCGTCCTACGCCGACGATCAAAGAGATTGAGTACGACAACAATGGTGGCCCTGTGTCGGTTGTCCAGTCGGCGGTACAGGCCGACGGCAAGCCCAAGGATGTAAAGATTGAGATTGAGAAGCTCATCATCTTTACGCACAATCGTAAGGGTGGAAACCTTGAAGGTAAGAGTCTTCTGAGGACTGCCTATCGTCCCTGGTACTTCAAGACCAATCTCTACAACATCGACGGTATCCAGAAGGAACGTCACGGCATGGGCTTCCCGGTTGTCGAGCTTCCTCCGGGCTATAAGGATGCCGACGTTACAGCGGCTAGCGAGCTTGTCAGGAACATCCGGACGAACGAGAACGGTGGTGCCGTTCTCCCGCCCAAGTGGGTACTGAGATTCCTTGAGCTACCGGGTCAGCCGGTAAACGTGATGCAGTCCATTGAGCATCATAATGGTGCAATTATGCTCAACACGATGACTCAGTTCCTTCTCCTGGGTCTTGAGGGTTCTGGTGGTGGCCGTGCAACATCTGGTAGCCAACAGGATATGTTTAACAAGTCTCTGCGCTATAGTGCTAATCAGATTTGCGATGCGATCAATCTGTACTGTGTACCCTATCTCGTTGGGTACAACTACCAGACTGACAAGTTCCCGAAGCTCCGCGCAAGGAACCTCGGTGAAACTAAGGACATTCAGCAGTGGGCCTCGGCAATGGCGAATCTCAAGGCTCAGGGTCTTATCAATTACACACCTGAGACTGAGGGTTGGGTCAGAGCAATTATCGATGCTCCGCTCAAGCCAGGTATGCCAGAGGACAATAATGCTGATGATAGGAAAGGTGACGTGACTTCTCAGAATAATGGTAACTCCGGTGCTGCAACGGATAACGCCGAAGGGTAGGTGCAAGTGATTAACTATACACAGATTGTCACCAAGGTTACATCTACTCCGTGGATGATTACTCCTGATGCGCTCCGGATGATCCTTGAGATTCTTGACGCGCATATGGAGGGCAAGATCACCACAGAGGATGCCGCCAATCGTGTCAAGGCTGCACGTCAGGGATTCGCGCTTGATCTGGATAGCCTCGGATCAGACGAGCCTATTTCCCGTCGTGTCGGCTCTGTGGGGGTTTTGCGAATGGCGGGGCCGATCTTCCCCAAGGCCAATCTTATGACGAATCTTTCAGGCGCTACCTCTCTTGAGCAGTTTCAGAGCGAGTTCCGCGCACTGATGGCCGATGACAATATTCGCACGATTCTACTGGATATTGATTCACCCGGTGGACTCAGCGATCTTGTTGACGAGACTGCCACAGAGATTCGTCAGGGCCGCGATATCAAGCCGATCTACTCGGTTGCCAATACGACTGCAAATTCGGCAGCCTACTATCTGGCTTCGCAGGCGACGAAGATGTATGCAACGCCTTCGGGTCAGGTTGGTTCTATTGGAACCTTCATGGTCCACAGTGACGATTCCAAGCAGAAGGAAATGATGGGCGTTAAGGATACTGTCGTCAAGTCAGGCCGCTTCAAGGCTGTTGGCATGGAGCCGCTGACGGATGACTCTTACGCACACCTTCAGGATTTCGTCAATCAGACCAATGATAGTTTCGTCGCCTCCGTTGCACTTGGTCGTGGAGTCGATGAGTCGTATGTCCGTGAGAACTTCGGAGAAGGGGGTGTTGTCTCACCTAAGCGTGCTTTGGAAGTTGGTATGATCGATGGCATTGCTACTTTCGATGAGGTTCTCGGTAGCCTTAATACAGGGGGTGGCGCATCGTATAGTTCCACGGGTTATGCAACTTCGTCTACAGGTGATTTCGCTCCGCTCATTATCACCACGGGTAGCGGCACTAATTTCCCGCCTGTGCTGACCTTCCCTGGTGTTCTGCAATCCTATGACGCGGACAAGGAACACTCAGAGCCGGGTACGGGGCTAGGTGGCGAACCCACTCCCCGTGAAGCTCCTGAAACGGGCGACCCGGCTATCGAGAAAGGATGGAGGCGCGATCCGCCACCCATAGCGTATAAACAGGAGGAATTCACAGTGAATAGAACGTGGTTGGAGGCAAGGGCTTCCGCACTCGGTATTGAGTTTTCCACCGAGACTGAGGATGCCGCGCTTGCCGAGCTTATTGAGGGACGCATCGATGAAATCGTTGTGCCTCTCAATAACGCTACCGCTGATGCACAGCGGCAGCGTGAGTTTGAGGCTGAGTTCCCTGAGCAGGCTCGTATGCTTGCCGAGCTTTCTGCACGTGATAGAGATTCTGCGGCTCATATGTTCGCGGAGGGCTATGCCAAGTTTGAGGGATCGAACAAGGGCTATGCAACCGCGATGCGCGAGAGGATTGAGGACGCTCACAGGAAGGTTGCTCTGCGACAGTTCACGCAGACTGACCTGCAGGAGCTTCTCGATGCAGCTTCCTCCAAGGAAGCTATCGTTGAGTGGGGTGAGTCCGGTTCTGCACGAACCCGTGAGGATTCGACTGTTGCACCGTCCACCGATTTCACTGAGGCTCGTAAGCAGTTTGCAGACCTCGTTAAGTCGGCTATGACGGAAGACAATCTGTCCCGCGATGCTGCTATCGCCCACGTTTCCAAGCAGAACCCGGAGCTTGCTCAGGCGTACCTGCATGGTCACGCTAAGTAGAAAGGAAGGAGAATATGCCTGCTAGCGCAACTCGCAATTACATTCAGGACAAGGGTTACAACGCTGCTGCTGCACTCACGAAGTTTCGTGCAGTGAAGTTTTCGGCTGCTGAAACCGTTACCCCTGTTACCGCTGCAACTGATGCTGTCGCTGGAATCGTGCAGCACGACGTTACTGCCGGTGAAATTCTGAAGGGTAAGGGCGCTTCGATTGCCGTTATGGGCGCTACGCTCATGGAGGCTGGCGAGGCTCTCGCAACTGTCGGTACTCTTATCTCTGTCGGTGCTGATGGACGTGCAATGGCTGCTAGTGCTGGTGAGAGGCAGATCGGTCATCTGATTGAGCCTGCCGCTGGTGCTGGTGAATATTGCCGTGTTCAGCTTGATCTACCCGGCACTCTCGTCGCGTAGGGAAGGGGTGATTTAAGGTATGATGTACGATCCTGGTACTCTGTACTCCGACCCGATCCTTACGGATTTCTCGGTCGGGTACGCTCCGCCTACCTTTGTGGGTTTGCGGATGATGCCGCAGGTTACGGTTAATACCCAGTCTGCTCGGTATCGCGTTTTCGATAGAAGCAGCCGTGTGAGGTTCTATTCTCGGCGTGAGCCGGGTACGGTTGCCAACGAAGTGCGTGGTGGGCGTTGGAGTGAGGATACGTTCAAGACGCAGGAGCATTCACTTCAGGCTGCAGTTGCAGACGAGGAAAGGCAGCAGCTTACTTCTCAGGGTGGGCTTGCCAACGATGCATTCGGTGGCGCTCTACAGCTTAACCCGGAGGAGGATGCTGTCTCGCTGATCAATAACTCTCTGCTTCTTGAGCATGAGCTGGCTGTTGCCTCACTTCTTAGGAACACTGGCACGTACCCCGGTGGTCACACCGTTACGCTTCTCACGGCTGATCAGTGGGATAACTACTTGGGTGCAACTTCCAATCCGATCGAGGTTTTCCGGGCCGCGCTTCTCAAGGTTCAGGGAAAGATCGGCGTTCCGCCTAACCGCTGTCTGATTCATGCAATGGGCATTCCGTGGATCGAGAACCATCCTGACGTTGTTGCTCGTTTCTCCAACTTCAATCTGACTGACCCCGGTGCATTCCGCGAGCTTACGGGATTCGATGGTGAGTTTGTCATCGTTGGTGACGATCAGTATAACGACAACGATATTCAGGAGGCTTCGGAGTCTCTTGCTTCGGCATGGGGCAAGGATGTTATCCTCGCTTACGTGAACGACGGTCTCAGCCTCAACGATCTTTCCTTCGGTAAGACCTTCGCACAGGTTTACCCGGATGGATCGCCTAAGCCCACGGATCGTTGGCGCGAGGAAGGTCGCAAGTCTGACCTCGTTCGTGTTTCGTGGAAGTGGGATCTGAAGGTCACGTCGTCCATCGCTGGCTATCTGATCAAGGATGCCTTCGGTTCATCCGCTTGGTAATCACTAGGAGAGTGATTTAGATGGCAAAGTTCTATGCATGGAGCGATCTGTACAACGGTGGGTCGGTTGAAAAAGTCACCCTTCCCAACGGCGGTGTACGTGAAGTCGTCGTGGAACGAAACATTGTTCCTCGTGGTGCACAGGTTTCCAAGGGGAAGCTGAAGCTCTCGGATGCTGACTGGGATGCACTTGTCGCAGGTGGATCGGTTCGTACATATCCACTTCCCGAGGAAGCTGACGAGAATACTTCTCCTAACCAGGCTGTCCTTCGCAGGCTGTCGAAGGGTTCGGGCGAGATTGATCAGGACATGCTTCTTGAGCTTGCTCTGTCTCAGCCCGTTGTGAATCCTTCTGCTGAGGATGCTGCTGAACTGCCGATTGGGGCATAAATGCCCTTCGTCGATGATGCGGATGTGCAGATTCATCTGCCCGTCGATAAACTGAAGGTCGAGGAAATCCCTGATGATCTTCTCAAAGCTAAGGAAGATGCTGAGAGGATCATCAGGGGCTACCTCGCCGGTGTAGTTCCTTCGGCAACGCTAGCTTCGTGGACTACACCAGCCGCTACGCCCGAGCAAATACGGGCTATCGCCGGACGCCTCTGTGCCGCCCTTATCTACCGAACGCGCTACTCTGAGCAATCACTCAACGATCCTCAGTTTGCACAGTTCAAGTACAACGAGGCTATGGAGATGTTGAAGGGTATCATCGATGGTAGTATTGTTATCACAGGTGTTGTAACTACACAGTTTGATAGCACGTACTTCTATCCCAACGATGATGCTGATGATCCCAAGTTCACAATGAGCGCACAGTTTTGACAGCAGCAGTTACTTTTCATTGGGTTCCTGATCCGAAGGTTCATGCTGATACCTTCTATCATCAGGCTTCCATGTTTGAGAATACCGCTGTACCTATCGCAGCAGCGGGTGGGGCTATACGATCTGATATTCGTGAACGATTTGATACTGAGACTGATCCTTGGGGTCAACGATGGGAAGACTGGTCTAAGTCATATACCCCGGTTGCGATGGCTTATCCAAATGAAGGAATCCTGAAACAATCCGGTGATCTCTACCGTGCTGCTATCTCTACGAATGCCACGATAGTCACCGATGATACAGTTTTCTATGAGACAGGACGACTCCCTCACTATGGGCTTGCCCATGAGGAAGGACTCCCTGATAGAGAGCGCCCTCTGCCCCAACGCGCTTTTCTCGGTTTGTCACCGGAGTCCACAACTATGATCTACGGTATCTTTGAGGAATGGTTCAATGATATCGTTCGTATGTATCCTACACCGGGCGGTGTAAAGACTCGACATTCTTTTAGAGCCGTTGGACCTGGTGGGGGTTTCTTTCTTTCTAGATCAGCAGCAGGTTTGTAGATTGTGGCCCAAGACTACTACGATATCCTTCAACCGTTCGATCATCTATTTGACCTACTGGATGACAACCGTGCGACCCTGGGCCTTCGGTATATTGCCCAACATGAGGAAGACCTCATCCCTCAATACCCCGCTCTGTTGCTGCAGACGGATCGGACTGTCACGGCACAGCATTCCACAGGGATGTTTCTCAAACAGTTCCACCTTGACCTCTGGATTTTCCATGCTGATATGTCAGTCGGGCAAGCATCACGGTCACGCAAGGATATCGAGCTAGCAACAGAGATTAGGAGATTGGTACACGCTGATTATACCCTCGGTGGTCATATCATCTTTGGTTTCATCGATGGAGAATTTCCTGGCATTACAAACAGACTTGTCTCTGGTGCTATCTCTACAGTAGTGACAACTCGTTTGACATGGCAAGGTCAGAATCGCGTCCCGTTTGAAGCAGGGTAGGAGGAAAGATGGCATACAAACTTGAAGCGAACCATCCGGACTTTCCGAAGGGATGGGAGTTTGATTGTGACGGTATCCCCCTTAAGAATGGGGGTAGCGTTGCTATCACGGCAGAAATGGAAGCAGCGTTCATCGGTAAGAACTTCAACACTATTGAGAATATCTACGGGCATAGTGAGATTTTCAAGCTGAGTGGAACGAGTGAGCTTGCTTCTAAATCCAAGAAGGATGATTCTGAAGGGGGTGACAGCTAATGCCTGCGGGTCTTGGTGGTGGCGGTAAGGTTGGTATCGCTTTTGAAACCACGATGGGAACGTATGTCGCTCCCACGATCTTCGTGCCAATTCTCAGCGAGAGTCTGGTCTACCGCGAGGAAAAGTATTACTCTGAGCAGATTCGTCAGCAGACGATTACCTCGGATGTTAAGCCGGGTTACTACCATGTCGAAGGTGATATCGAGATGGAAGTTGATCCGACCAACCATCCGTACTGGCTCTACGGTTCTCGTCATACTCCGTCAAAGACGGGAGCAGGGCCGTATGAGTACACGTTCGTTCCGTCTAGTGCGGGTTCTGCTTCAACGGCGGCTGGTCCGACTACGGCGAAGACGCTTTCCATTACCATCGTGCGTAACGGAGTCGTGTTCGGTTATACGGGTTGTACGGTCGGTAGCTTTGAGTACACGATTGAGGATGGTGTTCTCAAGTGCACGATGACGGTTCTCGGACTTGCCGAGGCTGTGCAGTCGGCTCCGTCGCCTTCGTGGTCTGCCGCCGATCTATTCGGTGCAGATGCTCATAACGTCTACCTTGCTGCGGCTGCCGCTTCTCCGACCTTCGGTGCTGTGGATACGGGCTTTAATGGCTTCACGTTCCGTGCCAACTACAACGCCGAAGCACAGAATCGCATCGTTGCAGCTAGGTCTGCAAGCTACATCAGCTATGGAATCACTGAGGCTGAGATCGAGTCCGAGCTTGACTTCCTGAATAGGACGGACTACGACAACTTCGTGAACAACACTCAGCGAGCAATCAAGCTGGAAAGCTGCAATGGTGGTGCTACGTTCGCGGCTGCGACTAGCGCTATTATCCTGCAGGGCAACCGAGTTAGCTATGACGCCTATGATATCGGACTTGAGGGCATGGGCGATCTGATCATGGCAGGCTTCACCGGACGTATCATTGGTATTGCCTCTGGTAATGCTTATGAGATCAAGGTCAAGTCTCCTGCCAACATTTCGTAAGTAAGGGATAAAGGAGAGAACGATGCCCAAGGCAACAGTTGATCCCGGAACGCACCATTACGAGTTGAAGACGTGCCCTGGCGGGTATGTTGAACTTCGCACTCTTTCGTTTCACGAAATGGAAATGCGGAAGGATATCGCGGGACGCATGTATCAGGAGGAAAAGGTGTCCCGCGCCCGTCAGGGCAAGCGCGGCGATGATGAAGAAGTCATGCGCGCCTACTTTGAGTCGATGAACGTGAAGGTCACAGAGTTTGAGTTCCGCGCCTGCGTCATCGACCACAACCTTTTTGTCGATGAGGCTGAGACTCAGAAGATCGATTTTACGAAGCCGATGCACACTTGGAAGCTCGATCCTAAGATCGGTGAGGAAATCAGTAAGTACATTACCGAGCTTACTCAGATGGATGAGGATGATGTTGGCCCTTTGCCGATTGCGCTCTCCTCGTCCTCACAGACGACGGAAACGGATACAGAATCGGCACAGCCGAACGTCTCTATGGTCGAGAGTTAGTCCGAGAGGCGTTCAAATGGTTGCGCTACGGTGCAATCTGCAAGACTCTCCATGTTCTCCCACGTGCAGGAGGGGTGTTGGAGCAGGATGCCGGTGAGATGTTGCGGCTAGAGCAGATTCTCAATGCGTATAACCGTTACGACAGCTATCAAGAGCGTAAGTCGGAAACGCGCAATAGGAATCGCAAACGCCATGAACCTACCGTTGTAAATACGGGGGTCTAAGCATGCCGCTACAAGTTGGCACAATGATGGTAGTCGTCCGGGCGCAGGACTTTGCGTCCCGGACGATCCGTCGTGTCGGTGGTGAACTTGAAGGACTGTCTCGCGCACAGGCTATGGCTATGCGCGGAGATATGGTCGCACAGCAGAAGCGAATGGCCGAGTCCTATGTACGCACAGCCGAAGCCAACATGCAGGCTTTGCGAACGGTCGATAGATACCGACAAGCGACAGTTCGTCAGGCTACGGCACTAACAGAACTATCTGCGGCTGAAGCTGCCCTCAATAAACAGCGAGCGATAGGCGTAGGCGCACAGACTAGTATTGGTCAGGCGCACGGTGTAACCAATCTGCAAAGGCAGAAGGGTCTACGGCTAGCTCAACAGGAAATTGCCGTAGCTACACAGGAATGGGGATTCTTCCGTAAGATGGCAGATTGGGCAAATCGCAATCCCCTTAAGCTATCCCTACGCCCACAGATTGCCAGTCCTGAGAAGGGTATGTTAGCTGCACAAACTCGCATGCAGGCGGGGTATGATCAATTAGCAAAACAATCTAGAAGCCTCGCTGCAGGCCAAGATATCGCTAATCTCGAACGACGAGTAGGGCAGCTTCGCGCTAGGTATAACCAGGCTTCAAGTGCCGTAACCAAACTAGGCGGCGAGATATCCCGTATGCCCGGATGGTTGCGTAATGCTGCAACAAGCCAGTTTGGATATAATCAAGCGCTTGAGAAGGCGAACCGAGAACTAGGCACAGCCTATTACAACCTCGATAAGGCAACGAAGGCGCAGATTGCTTTCAACAATGCAATGCGAGCAATGCCCGCACAGCGCCTCGCTGATATTGGACATGCTCTCTCTGGTATTGGTAGAACTTTCCAGCTTATCGGTCTAATCGGTACGAGTGTATTTGCGGCTGCTTCCAACTCATTCGCTAACTTCAATAGAGAGCTTACCGTTGCGGCTACGCAGACTGTACCTGTCGGCGCTGGCATTGAGCGGGTAACAAAGAACACCACGAAGCTCAACGAAGCTATCCTTGGGCTGATGACCAAGTTCCCGGCAACCGCCGTGGAAATGTCTCAGGCTGCTTACGATATCTATTCATCGATGGACGTATCTTTCGGTGGTGGTATTGATCTACTCAAGAGATTCAATCAGGTAGCGGTCGCTACCCTTACCGACCTTGAGACGGCAACAAGCGCTGGTATTACCGTTCTCAACAACTTTGGTGGTAGTGCAGGGACTATTGATAAGACGCTGAACCTCATGGTTGCCACTGTGCGCTTCGGTCGTATGCGGCTAGAAGATTTCAACACAATGCTCAACAAGGTTGCTCCTGCAGCCGCGAGCGCAGGAAACTCTCTTGAGGATGTAGCTGGCGCGATGGCACTTATCACTACGCGACAGCCTTCTCAGCGTCAGGCAGCCACGGGTATTGCACGACTGTTCCAAGTGTTCCAAGACCCTGACTTTCAGCAGGGTATCCGGAATGCCTCAGATGGTATAGTCGATATTGTCAAAGAGGGCGGCGGACTAAAATCTCTGCCGGTAATCGTGAATGATATAGCTAACGCCTTTGAGGAAGTCTCCACTAAGAAGGGCGCCGCACAGCTTTTCCGGCAGTTGACCGCTGTGGGACGTGGATCAGGCAGAGGGCTTCGCAGCACGATTGAGGCACAGCGAGCCTGGACATTCCTGTTCAAGAATCTCCAAGACTACAACATGCTGCAGGGCAAAGTTATCGCGGATACCAAAGAACTTGCACGATCCTACAAAGTTATGGCCGCTTCTCCCGGCGTCCGATGGCAGGTCTTGATCAATCAGATGCGAATGCTTGTCCTCGTCATCGGTGAGAAGGCCATCCCCGTATTCCTACGGATCGGGGATATCGTAAGCGATATGGTTAACAGGTTCCGCAGGCTCGACGGTGGTACAAGAGATTTGATCGTTCGACTGGCTACCTGGGGTTTCGTGGCTACCTTGATCGGTGGTGTGCTTCTCGGTATCGCTGGTCCTATTATTGCCCTGATCGCTCATTTCAAACGATGGAAGATGGGCTTGGGTCAAGTCGAAGCTAGGATCATTACTCTTGGTGCTGTAATGCGCGCCTTGCCATTGGGCATACTCACAGGTGTACTCGCGCAATTCATCGGATGGAAACGTGCAATTCAAGCTATGATCATCGCATGGCTTGCCTGGAAAGCCATTGGTATCGGAGCAGCCGTTGCTGTTGCCATCGCCCACAGAGGGGCAGCAGCATCCGTTGCGCTCGCTTGGAGGGCCGCACTACGCGCTATCCCTGGTGGTTTGATCATAGTCGGACTAGCACTGGCGGCTGACTACGTGATCACTCACTGGGAGAAAGTCAGGATGTGGTTCATCCGCTTTTACGAGTGGTTGCAGATTCAGAGCTATGAGGTTGCCTACAATATTGGTAAGGCATTCGACTTCCTTCCCGGCAAGGTTGGTCAGCATTTTACTGATATGCGACAGAATGCCGAGGAAGGTATCCGCAAGATCGAGCTTGCTCAGTATATGCGGAAGGAAACCGCTCAGACTGAGAAGGTCATGGACGCCTTCCTCAATAACCAGCCTAAGAAATTTCGTGCCTATCGCAAGAAGCTGATGGATCAACTCAAGACCGGGGAGTTTTCTCCTGGTACCAATCGTGCCTCCATACGAGAAGAACTCAAGATTTACAACGATGCTCTTAAGCGCATGCGACAGGCCAAGAAGAAGTTTGAGGAAGAAGGATTCTCCGAGGATTTCTGGAAGATACTCGGAGCGAAGAATCTTGAAGACTTCTCCAAGAAACTACAGAAGATGTATGACACGCAGGTGGATGGAGCAAGTGAAGCCGCCGACTATCAAAAGCAGCTAACCGAAACTCAGGCACAAGCTGCAGATCAGGCCGTATCCACACTGCGTAATATGTACATGCAGATGGAGCAGGAGAATCGCGGGTTCTTTGGCGCTCTATTCCAGGGGCCGTGGCTTACCTCCGAGACTTTCGATCTTGCAAAAGAGTGGGGTATCACTCCACGCATTCAGGACATGATCAAGGACTTGCATCAGCAGAACGCACAGTTTGCTACATGGCGCAGTTCGCTCGACAAGTTGCTGAAGAAGGGTCTACCTGCCGGTTTCATCGACGAGCTTCGCCAGATGGGGCCAGAGGAAGGTCAGCCCATACTCAATGAAATCATGTCCGCAAAGCCTAGTCAGGTCAACAAGCTGATCAGCGAGTGGAAAGCGCGTGAGCAACAGATCAAGAAAGCTACCAAGATGGACTTCTCGCGTGAGATCAATGCCTTTAAGAAAGCTGGCGGTGACATGGGCCGCGCTATGATCGAAGGCTTTGAGACTGCAGAGGTAGGCAAGTGGTTTGATAGTTGGGTAAAGGTTACATTCCCCAACGTGATCAATGCCGCTGTGACTGCCGCCGTTGCAGATTGGAAGAAAGCAAATCCCAAACCAACAACGGCCAAACCTGAGCAGCGGCCAAAAGCTCCCAACACTACAGCGGGATCGACCAACAACAATGACAACTCCAAGAAGATCACTGTCAATGTCTATCCTGAGCATGCGATGCAGAACGAGCGGAATCAGCAGGCGGCTATGCGACAGGCAGCATTCGTGGCAAAGAACGTCCTGGCAGGTTGGCTCTAGATGCTGACCAAAGTAGAGATACGCCCTGTGTCGGGTTCAAATGTAACCCTGAATACCACAGACGGATCAGGTAATCATATTTACCCACTGCGCCGCTTTGAGATCATTACCAACATCGACACTCACGATGCTAAGAAGATGGCTGCGCCTGGTCAATGGCCCACGTTCCACTATCCGGATGCTATGACCATCATGGCAGAGGGTTCCATCCTCGGATTCGGGGCTAGCGATGCCACTCGCGCCACGGACTACATTACGAAGCGCCTTGCCTTGCTCGATGCTGTCCTGCCCCCTGTGGCGCTCTTGACCTCACGGCACCACGCCGTACTCCGGGTTCGCTTCGACGGGATGACAGAGGACGCAGATACCAATGTTGTATGCGTTCAGCAGTCTATGCCAATGGCCGCATTGTTCCCGGCTAACTCAGAGTACATGATTACGTGGAAAGCCTTTGAGCCATACTTTACAGGTGTCAGTTCCTCGACCAAGTATCAGCTTGGCTAATGGCCGATTGGTTCGTCAAGCTATGGACGATGAACGGCGACTACATAGGGGAATACTCCCTTATGAATCCCGAAGCAGAAGTCCGCAACTCAGAGGTTGGGGGAATGTCCGGAGAGATTGCTCTTGGACAGAAACGCCGTGACCAACCTCTCGTCGGTATAGCGCGGGACTCCATCGCGCCCTATAGAGTGGTCTTTGAACTGTGGCGACAGTCCACAGGAACCGGTGTCTGTATCACCGATGGTATGCTCACGTCTATCAATCTGAACTTCAACCGCGATACGGTACTCATTGCCGGTAAGGACTGGAAGCATTATCTTCAGCGCCGCATCTATCCGTTCTCTCCCGAGGACTACATTACTTACAGTCTAGAGACGAAGCATCGTTACTGGGATAAGTGGCCTAAGAAATGGCATCGACCTGATCTAACTTTGCCAGCACACTCTATCACGAATCCTAATCCGGACTTGCGATTGATTGTGAGAGACTTGCTGTTCTCTATGAAGTACGATACTCCGGTGGATACCTCAACAACTCAATCGGAACGTACTACAATTGAGAATGGTGGCACGGCGCTTGGAGTTCCCGAGATAACGTGGAACCTGTCGGATACGGAGTCTAGGATACTCGGATACAAAATCTATCCGGGTGATCAGACGAGCATCTATGATCATATCCAAAAGCTGTCTGAAATGAAGGATGGCTTTGAGTGGGATATCCTACCTGTCACCAAAGAATTCAAGATGTGGGCACCCGCGAAGTATGAGAACAATGCCTGGTGGTCATATTGGTTTGCGCCCAGTGAGTTTGAGGTAGACGGGGCACTGACTGAATTCGACTGGACTAATGAAGGGCCGAATGGTACTTATCTTATCGGCCTCGGCTCTGGACGGCATAAGTCAGGAGCTACGTGGACTACCGTAAAGAACAGGACAGAGTTCGGTCGCTACGATAAAGTCTATGACTACGGAGAGATTTCCGGCTACGATCTGATTCTCAATAAGCTCAAAGATCAGAACGATCTATGGCCGCAGAAGAAGTTGCAAATCTCTCTACTCAACCCTGAGTTTCTGCCGACTAACTTCTACACAGGGGGGCGTCCTCGGAGTCTGATCGGTGATACCGTCCGAGTGACTCAGGACTTCGCGCCGCTTCATGAAGTCAATGCCTACTTCCAGATCAATGCGATCAAGTGGAGCGTAGACAAGTCCACTAATGAAACTGTAGCTCTAGAGCTTATGCAAATCTACGAGCCTGAAGACGGATCATCGGGCGGAATACCTCTGAGGACAATGTAATGGCCCTACGCAGACCAGCCGTCGCACCACAAGATCCTTATGCCGTTCTCAACGAGCGTATGAATCGACTTGAGAACCAGATCAAATCACTCAGACAGGCACAGGCTACAACGTTTCAAAGGACAGACACCGACAAGCACGTATCTCCGGTAACTGGGGAAACTGTTGTCCACTCCAAAGGACAGTACGATCCTACCGGACTCGATATCGGACCGATTGATAACGGGACACGACCCAAATGGTATGATCATGCCAATGGGGTATGGCGACTGTTTAGCAATATTCCAAAATGTGTAGTTATTTTCGAGGACGGCTCACTTACCGGGGGTACATTTACTTCACCTATTTCAAGTTTTTACACTGATGCCCCTGATCTATTCGGATATGGGGATGAAGGTGGAGTCCAAGTTTCTGCAGAAAACCAGTTCTGCTTATTTTGGGGTTCTGTCAACCTTGGGCAACCTGTCAGACAGGGAGTGCATAGACTCTATCTAAACTGGGCAGACATAAGCTCTCCCGTTATGGCCGGGGGCAATCCATTTCTTCGTCTAACAACTGATACTTCTCCTGGCGATCAATCAAACGCTCTAACACTCATGCAGTTTGGTAGAGGAAACTCGGATGATAGCACTGAACTTAATATAGCTTATGACCTATCTGCTGGTTTGGGTAATATTCAGTATGTTAGAGACATGACACTTGTTATTCTGTGGCTCGGAGATTACAACCCCTATACTACTACACCTTTTTCCTGGGATGCAGGACCACCAGCAGTTCCTATCATACCCCCCAACCCTGGCGAATGACACTAGCTTTCCAAGAATACTCTGAGTTAATTATCCTCACAGGTGCCCTGATACTAGGGGTCGTCTACGGCTTGCCTGCAGTAATGGAACGCCGTGGTTCTCTGTGGAAGGATCTATCCGAGGAACGGCAGGTTGCTCTTGAGAAGGCTATAGAACAACTAAAGCAGAGGGATGTGGAGCTTCTGGCTGCCAAATCGGAAATCCAGGCTTTGTCACTAAAGACGGATCTCTCCGCATTGCAGGAGGGGATCACGAAGGAACGTGAGCAGGGTGTCCTCCTAATGAAGACAGAGCTAGCCAAGATACAGCAAGCAACGATCAATGCGGAGGAACGTATCCTCGCTACATATGACGCCCATGAGCTACGTGCTACGGAACGCCATGAGAAGGTTCTAGTCGCCCTGGAAGCGCTGACCAAGAAGATACAGAACGGCCACTAAAGGAGAGAGCATATGCTTACTGAGCAACAGTTCCCTTGGACAGAGAAGTATGGCCCACCGCATACGGAGTGGCGATCTCTAGGGCCAACCGCTGAGGCTTGCAAAAGATTCTATGGTCGCCTGGGTCTATTGCCCTGGACAGACTACGATCAGTTTTGGGGGCCGAAGCTCAGTGAGGTACATGCAACTTGGAAAGCGAAGCATGGGCTAGACAAGGAACCCTCCTATGGCAAGCTCGCGTGGGCGAAGATGCGAGCTACCCGTGTACCAAAGGGCAGACCACACGCGGGAGAGTACGCCTTCGATAAGTATGCGAGAAAACTGGTTCAGGATGAAGCCAAAGCAACTGCAGATTCAGATGAACAGGCTCTAGTACAGAAGTACATCAGAGAGTTCTGGCTTCTCGCAATCCAGAACGAACCAGCATGGCACTACTCACAGGCTAGACCCTTCAAGATCGACGTAGACCCGAAAGCCCGGAGTGTCTATTCCGACTGTTCTGCTACCCCTGTTATGGCCGTGCGCTATGCAGGTAAGAAGGCAGGAGTCGAGGTTATCGATCCTGCAAAGCAGGGCTTCTCAGGCTATGGAAACACAGATTGGTACGAGGATGATTGGTCCAAGATTGGGGCACCATATCGCATCGGTGATCTTTGTCACTTCCATTCACCACGCCACGTTATCCAATGTATCAAGGAGGGCAATGTAGACACAGCACAGTGGGGATCGCATGGTAATGAATCCGCTCCAGAACTTGTCGTGCTGACACGCTATCATAGATTCCCTAGCGATTTCATGTTCGTGGTTCGTCCTGATCTTACGAAGGAGGAAGAATGAGTAGATTCGCTTGGCTCGATGTTGTTGAGCGCACTGTGAGAACTGCTATTCAGGTCACGGCAGCGGCAGTCCTGGCGTTTTGGGTCGAAGCCGGATCGTTTGGCGATATCGACTGGAACCTGCTATGGCAGGTTGCCGCCTATGCTGCGGGTCTGTCGCTCCTGATGGCTCTTGCAGGAACCCGTGTTGCTAGCCCCGACGATGGATCGGTACTTCCGCCACCGGAATAAGTTTGCAAGTTCGGGGCCATAGAGGACAAACGACCATGTAGCGGTCGGCTCGGTGCTGCAACCCCGATACCAGGGAACGTGCTGTCCTAGCGTTTCCAACGGGCGAGGGGGCATCCGTTACTCTCCTGCGGGTGCCCCCTTATTCTTTGATCAGTGTCTCCCATAGAGGGTCGATATCCTGCATTTCCATCTGTACCGTATTGATATCCATGTATTGCCCACCGGCTCCGAAGTTGGCCCATTGCAACAGGTGACGAGTAGCATCCCTACCATGTTGCTTCCCAACTGCGTAGACGCCTAGTTCCTTCAGTCTCTCATCATTGTAGAACGCCTTACCCGTGGCGGCTGACTGCTTCGTGAAACTCACGAATGGCTCATGCCACTCTCTAAACAGTTCTATTATGCCAATCACCTTCACGGGAGAGAGATTCAATCCCATACGTGCATTGTTACGATACTCGAAATCTTCGTAGATCACGTGAGAGTTGTTGGCCCTCGCGTCACAGAACCAACGAAGCAAGTTGTACACTGCTCCTAGCGTCAATGCATCCTGATGCGGAGCTACATACAGCTTGTCTGACAAAGTTGCAAGACATATGCCAGTCGTCTTGCCGGGGTCGAGCGCTAATATCATATGACCTGCCATTAGTCCATGTACTCAGCGAACCGCGCCTGTGCGCCGTTCTCGGACGGAGGCACGGGGGCAAGCTCAGGGGTCGGGGTCGCGCTCGGAGGGGCTGAGGGCTGCGTAGACTCTGTGGCCTCAACGCCTCTCTCGGTCAGGACGAGAACATCCGTCCAAGGCTCGACTAGCCCTAGACCGGCGAGCGTCCTCCTTGCATTTCCAAGACTCCGAGGAAATATGAGTGACTTGATTCTCTTCGTATCAATCCTACCTCCATCCGTATCCGCGATTAGATTCAGTAATTCACTCGGGGAAATCTGTCTCTTTGCCCAGGCATCTGTGAGTGGTGTGGCTGCTCCACCTTCAGTCGCATCTATCGTCGCTATGGCTTCTTGAACTGAACAATTAAACCATTCACCATGTTTGTGATATTTTTGCAAAGCTCTATGTATAGCCCACTCCAACTGCAGTTCCTCGGAATACGTACCACGCTCAACTGTATACTCTAGTTGTGCGTCAGGTACTAATCGTCGGATCACACGGAGACGACGTTCGGGGTCTTGGCTCGATCCTACCTTTACGCCATAGCTAGCGCTCACTATGTATATCACCGTTATTCTCCTGTATATTCTGAATCTTCTTTGTATAGTCTGGACGGACTACTCCGGTCGCCACGTCCGCCGCCTGAAGGACAGGAACCCCACAGGAGCGAAGCTCCATGATTGTATTCCCTAGATCCTGTGGATCAGTGTTATCTTTCATAGTCCACCCTCTACTTTCAGACTTCCATCTTTATGGTAGGCATATTTCTGTTCAAACCGACGACACCTAGTGCAATACCACTGTGCCCATCCCATACCCCCATCCTCGGGTGCATAAATTTCGTGTAGTCGCCAGTCATGTACGAAAGTAAAGCCATGCTGAATCACTGCGCCCTCGACTGTCTTGTAGTACGGTTGTTGGCAAGGATGCATTACTTCGCTTCTCCCCACGTTGGGCCGACACCTATCTCGGCTTTGAAAGGTAGTGTCCAGTTGAGTTCGTCCTTGGCTACATCGGCCATGACTTGTAGGCAGATCGTGCTGTACTCGTCTATGTAGGATTCCTCTACGTCGGCAACTATGGAGTCGTGAACCAGAATTCCAATGCTACTACGTCGTCTATCGGTAGCACCATGAAGGGTGATTGCCGCGCACAGGGTAAGGTCGCTTGCAGTAGACTGCGGATAAAAGTTGATTCCTTCTCGGAAAGCGGCTTGGAGATTCTCCCGCGTAAGTAGATGGAATCTTCGCTTTCTACCAAACGGAGATACGAGGATGTGTTTCTGCTGGACTTCTCTCCTGACTTCATTCTCCCAGTCCTCCACACCTTTGAAGGTTTCCCATACCCACTTGATATAGGGTTCAGCTAGGTCTTTGGGTATACCGTGCTTCTCTTGGAATGTCTCTGCCGTCTGTCCATAGAACACACCGAAGTTTACATTCTTGCAGGTGGAGTATTGCTCAGGTGTGAAATCTGCTCCAAAAAATCTGGTTGCAGTCTCCCGGTGAAGCGAGAGGTCGTTATGATAAATGCGTGTAAGTTCTCTATCCCCCGAAAATTGAGCGATACAGCGTAGTTCCGCCTGAGAGAAGTCGGCTTGTACAATCTGTCGTCCGGGGCTGGCTCTGAATAGTTTGCGAATATCAGGGAGGTCACTCTTTGACCGCGTGATATTTTGAAGGTTCGGCTTCGATGATGATAGTCGTCCAGAGTTAGTACCGTGGAGGTTGAGCTGAGTGTAAATCCTAGAATCTTCATCTAGCTCCGCTCGTTTGATTAGTCCGACGAGGTATGTTCCATCTTGCTTCTTGAGCTTTTGAAATCTGTCGAAAGTCTGCGTGAACTTTTGGTAAAACTCTTTCCGTTCCTCCGCATCTTCGGCAGGATGACTTCCCACCAAGTTACCTGATCGATGGAAGACTGTATCTCCACGGAAACGGAATCGTCCTTCAAGGATTTCTTTCCGGGCTGAGTCATCGACCGACCTTTCAGGCTTCGGCATGTTCTGCGTAGGCTTACGCTTTTGCATGGTATGCTGGATACCCCACTGATCGTAGAGTAGGTGCGCCATCTGCTGATTCGACGCGGGATTGAGAAGCTGGTTGTCCGCGTGTCGGCGCATTTCTCCGGTCAGTTCCTCTAGCTCAGGCTGTACCTCAAACTCATGGAGGTCTGCGGCCCGGTCGATATCGTACACCATACCATTTAGTTCAACGTCTGTAAGAAAGGCATTTCCGCGTACCAAGAGATGTAGATACATGTCTCGTACCTTGTCTTCAACAGCTCTTGGGTACTGATGCTCAAATAGCTGATACGTCCCTCCAACGTCCATACCTGCATAATGGTAGAACTCATCATAGTCTTCAACTACTCCTGTCTTCTTTGCTCGTTCAACAGCGGGACTAGAATAGTAAGGCCACCCAAAAGTATCCATAAGAAGGTAATCAAGGCCATGTATACCCACACGCTCGTCTGTCCCTGATCGCTCGTCCAGGGCGTAACTAAGTAGCATAGTGTCATGGTCTACTCGGGCAGGTAATCCATATGTAAATCGGAGAATCTTTGTATCAAACTTTCCTCCGTGCCAAACGAAAGCATGATCGGTGGATTCAAAGAGGGATCGTAGGAGAGGACGTATGATTCTTGTATCGTCCCATATACCTCCCCGTTCTCCGAGTACAGTGGCAGTCTTACCGTCCGTAGAAAACTGCAAACTGATGAGGGACGCTTTGTGCGTGAGTCCTCCACGAGATTCAATGTCTGCTGCAACGACTGTTCCAGTCTGTTGTAGTAGACTTCTAAGATACTCTGTTGCCCTATCAACATCTTCGATAACCTCCATGGTTGGGAAGGTTGGCGGGGGGAGCGGGTTGAACGCCCGTTGGAAATCGCGCTTGAGGTCGGGAAACTTGGAGTCGTCATGGAGAACGATTGCAGGGTTGTTAGTTGCCACGATCGTCCGTCCATTAACTCTATGACGATATCCCCTATGTCGTCCGAGAGCGCCTCGTCCAATAAGCAAGCCAACTGCCTCTGATCCTGCCGCGATGACGGTATCGATACCGCTGAGTTCGGCGTCCAAACGAGGAGCGCAGGCTTTGATTGCTTCGGGAGGAATCTTTCCATCAGGAGCGACACAGAGGACAACATTCGTGAGTAGAACCTGCTCACGTTGGACTCCATTCATCTTGAACAGAAAATCTATAATCTTGCCTGACCCATACTGCGATGCCATAGGCTCACCGGCCATAACCTCTGCCTTCCCTGGTGAGCGGGAAACGATTGCACCGCGCACAGGGAGCTTGGTCGGTTTCTTAGAACGCACACAGGGAGCATTTGCAAGAGGACACTGCCCACAGAGCGCGCCTGGTGCTTTAGGTGTTACTGTTGCCACAGCCATGTCTTACCTGTCGCATCCTTACCACAATGGGTATATTCATAACCGTCAAGACTCTGCAAATGTAGCGCTCCTGAAGCCTTGTTGAAAATCCATCCATGTTCAAACTCATGCTTGCGCCAGCTACCC